AGTAGTTTGTTGAGATTTTCAAGATACTTTTTGTTCCCGCTATCAGCGGAAAGCCTAAGCATCCAGCGCACGGTTTCGCTAAATAGCATTTCCAAGTTGGCGATTCCGAGGAAGTCAACATCGCCAGATTCAGCCGCTTTTTGAATTACCGATTGCGCATAGTCATAGCTCGCGGTAGTGACAGAGTAGGCAGTCTCAAGATCGGGAATCTCTAGCAGTTGCGGTAGGATCGGGTTTAGATCAATGCCTATCGCTTGCAATTGCTGGATTTGCTGTATCTTCGTCGCCGGGTCTTTGGCGAGCGCGGAACCTGCGGAGAATTGTATATGCAAAAGATCGCGCTGTTTCTTTATGTCGCCCCATTTGATTTTAGCGCGCCCCATCGCCTCGGGTAGCACGTCCGCATCGGCGGGGAGGCATTCGACCGCAAGTTCGGCGAGTTCTACGAATTGGTGAATGTAGGATTGCACGGTTACGTTATGGCGCTCGCTCTCCACGTCCTCCATGGTTTGCAGAGCGACGCCCGAGGACAGACCAGCGGGCTTTTTCGCTTGTGCGGAAAGTTGCGACACGCCCGCAATCTCGTAAGCCTTATTGACGTAAGAATCGAGTAGCTGAGAATACATAGGCGATATCGGCGCGGGAGTCGCCACTACAGGCTGTCCGCCATTACCGCCTTCCATATACGGGACCACAATAGCGGCCTCGTTAGAGAGCATCGTCGCCTTTATCTCGCTCCCCTCGGGAACGAAAACGGTGTTAAAAGGCGATTGCTTTATCGCCTGATCGATGCGGAGCTGTATCTCATCAATCGTTACTTGAATAGTATAAAGATCATCCGCGAGGCAAGTAGTAGACCAGCCAAGCACGGGATTAGACCACCACATGGAAGTAACGGGCAAGCGCTTATAATCGATCTTCTTGCGCCATATTATTTCAGAGTTAGCAATGTACCACTTAAAGCCCTTTTCGAGATCGTAGAAAATAACATACTCGGCGACCGCATCGCGCGCCGAGTCACGGTACTTATCCAGGCCGGGTGCTTTGGGAAATTGCTGTTTAAGCAACGTCATGGGATAGTTCCGCTTAAAGATCATGCCCACGGTAACATTGCGGAAGCCGACCGCGTTTACCTCGTAGGGATTGACGTAAAGTTCCCAGTGCGGAAGTGGCGCTATGCTGAGATTGTCCTCGTCAATCCAAAAATGTCCGCCGTCGAAAAGCATACAAGCGCGGGCTACTTCAGGCGCGCGCTCATAGACCTTTTGGGCATCGTAGAATTGATCGAAGAAATCTTGCGCGGCACGAGCGGCCTTGACTGTTTCATAGTCTCCGCGAACCGCATCGAAGAAGGGGCGAACGCGCGCTTGCGAGAGCTTGGATACAACGGTATCAGTAGCGCTTTTGATGATATTCAGCCGAGTCTGGACGCTCGAATCGTCGTAGAAAACGCGGTTGAATCCCACGGTCTGATAGGCTGGATTCCAAATCGTGGCCGAAGCGTCGCCAATATTGCGGCCAGAATTGTAATAGCGGTTTAGATTGCGGTTGAATTTCGCCTCGCGGGCGCTAGAATAAGCGTGAAGCCGGCCGATTAACAGGATAATCTCTCGCGCTTCATCCTCAGACCATTTGAGCGAGGCGCCATCCATGGGTTTTACCATCCGGGACCGCCTCTCGTAACGGGATTACTATTGCGGATTATCGCCGTATCGCCAGATTTGAAGACAATTTCGATGATTCTATCGCCCTTCGCCTCGTCGATCATGCGCCGAATCACCTTATCGGTAAGATCGAGGGCGCAAACAATGCGATTTACGTTAGCGATAGGGGCATTGTCGAGATATTCGGAGACAATTACGCGAGTTTCACGCTCAATTATGCTCCGGAAAAGATTCATACAGAACATGTATCATATTTTAGATGTTTTGTCAACGCTTGTGTATATATTATAATACAGATAAGGTGAGGCTAACAAATGGCGATTATTGCACTATTTTATATTGCAATATAGGCAATATGAGGTATAATCATATTATCAGGTTGCGGGAGCGATAAGGCTCCGGGCCTAGGGGGCAATTATGTACCAGATCGAGCATGACAATGGGACCGATGGACAGACTTGGCTTAGGGCTTATCGCGATTATGATGAGATTGCGGCCGAGTATGATACCGAGGACGAAGCCAACGCTGTAGCCAAGCAGGCTCGCATCGATTACTCCGAGATTCGTTTCCGAGTCGTTGAGCGCTAATCGCTCCGCTTCATTCATGCGGCCCCGCGGCGCGCGGGGCTTTTTATTTTCTCCGCATCGTCCAAATGGCCCGCATAGCGTACAAAATAGCGTCCATTAGGTCAGGATGATACTGTTTATCGTCGATTATGCGGACTATTTCGCCAGTCTCTACATCTTTAGTCCATACGATCGCTTCCGCCTCTTGGGCGAAAGCTCCATCAGCGGGGACCATGAAGCGCCCTTCCTTGACGTCATCGTGTAGCATTTCGATGGCCGCTTGCTTATCGCGCTTGTAGGCAGGCAATACAGGGAGCTTGTATACAGTTCTAAGATCATAGACCATCTTAGCGCCGCCCCCGCCAGTGTCCGAATAAATCAGGATATTAGCGGAGGGTAGCGCTAGATCGTTTGCAAGATCGCGGGCATACTTTAGCCCCGCTTCCATCGCCTTGGCTAAGTCTGCGAGCCCTGTCCGGCGAGCTTTGTACTCATAGATAAGCCATGACTTCTCCGCTCCCTCGGGCGTGGCCGGATTCGGCTCGCGGCCCCGGCGGGCGGCTTCGATTGCATCGCGCGGTAATGGCCCCTCATGCTCGATTTTCGGCGCATAGGCGATTATCGCGAACCCGTCTGCATCTTCAAAGCCAAGGTCGAGACCGGCCACCATGCGGACGTTATGCGCGCCAACTCGTGCCACCCATTCAGCGAATCGGTTTCCGCTCCAATAGGATTCGGCGGGGAACTGGTAAACAAGCAAGGAGTTATCATCGGAATACTCTCCATCGTAAAACCTCCTCCGCATAGACTCGGGCGCATTGGCAAGCGATGCTAAGTAATGTTCATCCAAATTAGCAATGTTGCCATTCGGATTTAACTGCATGAAGCAATATTGATCCGGCTCCGCGATGGGCTTGCGGTCGCCCGGCTTGCAATGCACAGGGTCAACCTTATCGACGAACTCGCGGGCGGTCCAATGCGCTCTAGTCGTCGGGTTTAGATCGATGAACTCTCGCGCCTCGCAACCTGGTATTTTTTGCGCTAGACGAGTGCGGACCTTCCACGCGGTCAAATAGGGAATTTGGCTCGCTTCATTGTGGTAAATCGTCGCGTACTCTTTGCCGAGGACGCTATCCTCGCTTCGCGCATCGTCCACGCCCGCTACCCATATCTCGCTACCGTTCGGGAACTCCAATACGTGGCGAGTCTCGTTCGCTTTGAGATAGCGCGCAAGCCCGGGAAATTGATCGATAACTGCGGGGATAGTCTCTAGCCAAATGGATTGGATCGCGTCTTTGAGCCGAAGGCGGTAAATTAGATGTCGTGATTTCGGATATTTTAGCGCGCGAATAACGATCAATAAAACGATGAGAAAAGTTTTTCCGCTATTATGGTGCAATATCCCATTTGCGAAGTATTGTTGACGAATCCCCGCCGCCGTAGTATAGTATTCTTCGGGGGTTTGTGTTTCCTCTATTCGCACAATACGTTCTAATGCGTATCCATTTCGAGGAGGTTCATCGAATGAAAGCAATTTACGATTGGGCAAAAGCGAAGACGCTTTACGATGAAGGCAAGACGGATCGAGAGATTGCCGTTTGTCTTGGTTGTACTTATGGCGCTGTAGTTTTGTGGAGAAAAAATCTAGGACTCGTCGCACATTGTCCAAGCAATATCCACCGCATACCGAAAGAGATTTATGAAACCATTCGGCCCATGATTGAATCCGGCGAATCACTCCGCGATATTGCCGATAAAACCGGGGTGCACATTGAGACAATCCGCAAGTTTGCGATTCGGAATAAACTTCATATCGCCCTGCCGCCGGTGAAGATGCGGCCTCAAATTGTCGGGGGAACGCTTGACCGCCAAGGATACGTGATGCTTCGCGTTGCGGTAGATTCGGAATATGGCTATTTGATTCGGGCGAATACGCGGGATGATGCTTATGGCTATGCTCCGCTTCATCGGATGCGAATGCATGATAAACTTGGGCGCCGCTTGCTTCCGAATGAAGTTGTCCATCATATCGATGGCGATATTTATAACAATAGCCTTGCCAATCTCGCGGTTTACGAATCAAACGGAGAGCATCTAGCAGATTCACTAAAAGGCAAAACGCCAGGGTGGACCGCCGAGGGATGGAATCGGATTTGTTCACCGAAACGAAAGCGCCGACAGAAAGACTAGAAGCCTTAACCCATTCCTTCCCGTCGTAAAACTTATGATCTGTTGTAACCTTTATCTGCTTTCCTGAATCCAGTGTTATTCGCAATAGATAATCAGCCCCCTTTAGCCAGGGGGCTTTTGCTATTTTCGGGCCGAATGGAGTTTCTACAATTATCGCCTTTCCTATTTCAGCTAATTCGGCGATTGTTTCCGCGTATCCATCGATATGCGAATCTCCGGATATGCACCGCGATCCGCCATAGAAAAGTGTATGGCGCTTGCCCTCTCGCACAAGCGCCATGGCCCGCTGTTGATCAGCGGTTAATTTAACCTTAGACTCGATTATCACTCGTGTCTAGCGATACTCGCGTTAGCCCAAAACACAGACTCTTCAAGCTTGGTAAGGGCGAGAGATTGTTCCCTAGATTCGGGGCAATGTGCTACAATAAACTCCGCCATACCTTTAGCGATATTCCGTATATCCTCATACCGCCTCGGCTGGTCATCCTTGGGTGCATGATAGGTGAAATTGCTAACTACATCGTACATCATATACGTTGAACCTCCTTAGATTCTATCGGGGCCGCCGGCGAGTTGCCAACTGCGCGCGGCTGACTCTTCACTCATAGAGACAATCGAATCCCAAAAGCCACAGCGCAAGTCATCACAGTGACAGCGCCAATTCCCATTCATGTCCTTGTACGGCGCACGAGCCTTCGCCCCGCACTTGGGGCAGTCCTTCAACTCGCTCGGCTTGATCGGCGGCGTAATCGGTTCAGGGTCTTTGAGCGCTTCCTCGACAATCGAATCTTTTCTAGGCCTAGCCATGCAATTACTCCTTTAAGCGTTCGGGCCGAGCAAGCCATGAGCCCGCAGAGCCGCGATTATGTCAGTGATTTTCTGTGTATCGGTTTTCGCGTCGAGGCCGATAGCGGCAACCTGCGCTCCGACTACCTTGACCCCGGCTACTCCGATGTTGCCGACGTGGTTAATAAGGCCATCGGTCGCGTTGTCGATTGACTCGCCATTCTGGAGGACGATATCGCGCGTGATGGCGCCGGTGCCCATTTTATCGAGCTTGATACCCGCCGCGAGCCGCCCGTTGTTGCAGTTTATTTCCAGGCCCGCATCGAGCTGCGCGTCAACGTCGTCGATCCAAACTCCGTACCCCGTGTTGGGGGTGAAGGCGCCCTCGACGGTGAAGAGGCCCGCCGACACGATACCGCCCGCATTGTTGCCGCCCAGGATCGTCTTGCCCGAGATGGCCGTCAGGTTCCCGGCAGACTCGGCGCCCGCTGCGAGCGTCAGGTGGCTCTGCAAGCCATAGGCGTCCAAGGCGTCGAACGCCATCGATGCGCGAGCGAGGAGGCCAACGATCTGGACGTGCGGCTGATCGACGGTATCGACCGCCGCCTTGAAGTATCCGCCGCCGAGCGTAACGTCTGCGGCTGCATCGGCGGAAGAGACGACGCTGGCCGATGCGGCTATCACGCTATCCGAGTCGAGGACGACGGGCATGGGAGCGGCTAGGCTCCCCTCGCTTCCGTAGAGCGCGAGGAAGTCGGCGGGTTTCCAGACATAAAAGCGTCCCTGAAGATCCTTCGTGATATACTGTCCGATGCCCGCCTGGAAGAGTCCTTCCTCGGCGTCGAGCGTGACAGTACCCGCGATAGCATCGGCCGTGCCGCCGCACCACGTAGCGGCCTCGGCTAGGTTCGCGGCCGAGAGCAGATAGCCCTCGATTTTCTTCGCTTCATAGAGACTGGCGGCCATTTAGCTCACCTCCTTGTACTTGCGATCAAAGCAGTGCCGTTCGGCGACGTGCATCAATCCATCGATCATGCACGCGTAATTGCCGATGTTGGCTTTTGCAAATCCATATGGCACGCCGCCCCATTCGGCGATGTCGACGTAATTGCCTCGCATGATAAAACGCGCCTCGAACGGCCCTTCGTCTTTGCCTACGTACATCGGCATGTTATGCCCTCCTCTTTGATTCCGGTATCGGCGCGTTGGCTGCTATCGACGCAAGTTTCTGCACCATCGGATGCGATGCCTCATAAACATCGCATCGCTTTTCAGGCTTCATGGCGCCTAACGCGATCATCGCAGAGCGCAAGTATTCGAGACCATCGAGATAATAATCAACCGTCTCCGCGAACTCGAAGCCGCTTCCCTTGGCGTTCGGGACCTGGAAATACTTCCACGACTTGCGACCGTAAGTCTTGTCCATCGCACGGCCTATCGCTTCGGGGTCGGCGCCGCCCATGAACAGCGACTCGACATAGGCCGCTTGACCGGGAGTAAGCTCTAGGCGCTTGGGATGGGTCAGCGAGGCGAAGAAAAAGCAGATTGCGTTAATCACGCTTTACCGCCTCGCGCGCAACGACGTGCATATTCGTTACCGCATCCTTCTCCGCTTGTGCCTTGGCCTTCTCGTTTTCCTCGTAAGCCTTTGCCATGATCGTTTCAAACTTCTGCATATCAGCGGACCCCGGCGTCAGATCAAAAGGATAATCCGCCAGCTTGCGCCGTTCGCCCTTCGGAAGCGTGTAGTACGTTTTCCCGCCAGAGATCGATAGCAGGCCGCCAGCATGGACACGGACGCCGTTCTCTTCGCGCTTGGCTCGGCGGCGGAACGCCAGGAAGTCAAGCGCAACGTAAAGCGCCGTGATTAGCAATAGGCCAAGGATGATAAGAAATAGTTTCATGCGCGCCCCCCGAAAATTATAAGCAACTGCCCCAAAAAGAATATACCTAGAAGAATGGCAAATATAATATCCGCGATAAGCCATCCGCGTTTCCCAGCCATCCCATTATCAATTGCAGTCCATACATTGAGAATCAAAAGCAAGCCCGCTGTAACTGTCCACAAAATTTCCTTAATCATGATTCCCCCTAAATCCCTTCCGGGTCAAACGTGTGCTTAATTTCCATCGAGGCGTCAACTTCCAATTCCTGCTTATCACGCCAGCGATCCGGGCGACGATTTTTGAGCCAGAATATTTGAGCAGTAACATTCGGCAAAACGCGCTCGCGGTATTTGGCAATTTGGATTTCAGATTCGCCCATTCCCGTGCCGACCGTCATGGGCTTTTCAGCCTGATATTCAAATCCAGTAGCCATGCGATAGAGTGTCCGCTCAACCTTTGCGTCCGGTTCTTCCCGCCCTCGCTTTAGGGCGCTTGAAAACTCAACATGTGCATGACACCATTCGGTAATAGTCGATATTGCAATATTTAATATCTTGGCTATTTGCTCATTCGTTAATCCATTACGCGCAAGAGATTCAACTAATACGGGGTGAAACTCAGGATTGTATTTACTCGGGCGGCCTACCTTCGCCTCGGGATTCTTCGGAGGCCTTCCGCGCCGTTTCTTCTCATCCATAGGATTATACTACAACCGTTCCCGCATGCCGTCAAGCGCTGACATTTGAGCGTCTATTGCAATGCGTTTAGCCTCTTTGCGCTCTCTTTCGGCTTCAGCGCGCGACCAAAATACACCGCCTATTGGATATTGCCCGCCCATGCTTGTTTTAGTAGCGACACGCGGAACCTTCGGCCCCCATGCTTTTGATTTTTCAATAAGCCGATCATACCACGGCGTTTTAATTCCATGCGAATTATATTGTTGTGCGAGAATCGTCATTCCGGGTTGTAATCCGCACATGGGGCAAAAATCATAAATGCCCTTGTCGATTTTATCATCGTCCGTAGGCGCGGAATGATATTTGAATTGATATCCGCAAGCATCGCAAGTCCAATCCTCAGCAGGAAGATAGTGCGTCGCCTTGTACGATACGCCGAGATTATCACAAGCCTCCACAACATCCTTGGCGGAAAGCTTCTTGCTGGCGTCTTTCGATTCAATGATTTTATCGATAACGTCCTGGCGCGCATCCTCGGGAATAGATTCTGCAAGCCGTTCCATCTTGTCCTGCATGGCCTGTGGAGGCGGCGAGAAGCATCGCATTAAATCCGCAATCATTTCTCGTGCTGTCATGGTTCAACTCCTAGGCGTCTAAGCGCTTCCGCTCGTTCTCGGTCCTCTCGTTCTGCGGCAGTCTCGAAGCCCTTGCGCTTCTTGAATATATCTTGCGGATTCGCAGAAGTCACAAACTTTTCAACGCCTCCTCGCATAAAGCCAACAAATCCCCCATATCGCGGCGGATCATATTCCGAATCGGTTTTTAGATTGCAATAGTTCTGTATTGCCTCGGCGATTTCGTCATCGCTGTAAACTGACATGATGCGGAGACAATCATCCAAATCATCGCGCTTGAATTGTATTGCCATCAAGCGACACTCGGGGCCGATGAGCGGAGCTAGTCCATTCCATGCGGCGCGGGCGTGCTCAATTCTTGAAGTGCCGTCATTCTGAATTGGAATAGGTTTTTGCGAAAGATGGAAAAACTCTTGCGGCCCTTCTTTTTCTCTCCTCTCCTCTCCTCTACTCTCCTCTACTCTAATATGTGGCTTTTCCGTATGGATAATCTCATTTTCCGTACAATTTCCGGCCGGAATATTATTATCCGGTAATTCTCCGGCGGGAATATTATCAGAATCAGGCATTTTCCGTACTCTATCCCGCCCCCTTTCCGCATGGACAATATCTATCTGGCGGCGGATTCGTTCCGAGGTTAATCGCCTTTCGGATTGCCATATATTCAAATCAAACAATCCAAAGTTTACGCAACTATCTACGATTTCAAGAAACCTATCCTTATTCACATTGCAAGACTTAGCGGCAGAAAGCAATTTTACGGGATCATTGAGGCAATATTGCCCATCGCTACAATAGATTTTTTCTAGCAATTTACAATACGTAGCATATCCATCGTTGCCATATTCTGATTCCAGAGCCTCGACTTTTTCATCATGGCTCATCGTGGTATCATGCTGAAAATAATCCAGGCCAGACTTTAGCGGGCGTCCGGCCATAGTTAGCCCTCCAACTTTACATTGTGGCGGATTAGATTGCGCTTCTTTTTTATCCCGGCTCGCTTCAATAGATTATAAATGGTTTGCGTACATACCCCACCTAAAGCCGCACGCATTTCTCCAATAGTCATAGAATCATACATTTCCTGCAAGCGAGCGCGCGTTATTTCCATAGCCATATCTATACTCTACTTTCTATATTCTGTCAATGCCGCCTCCATCCAGTATTCCGCGACTCTCGCGTCTCCGGCCTTCACTAGCCGCGATTCGATCTTGTAGCCCTTGCGCTTGAGATTATAGATGCGAGCGCCTAAGCGGA